GCGATAAGAAAACAGAGGCAGAGAAGGACAAAACAGAGATGGAAGGGATCAGTATTGTGATGTCAATGCCAGTTCCAAACGATGCCAAGCGAGATTTGCTAATTGAGAAGTATGACTTTAGTGAGGAGCTTGCAACACAAATGACACAACAACAAGATGATACAGTTCAAGAGTAGCAACATAGAGATAAAAGATATTGACAGCGTTTCAAGACGTGTGAAGATTGGCCTTGCCAGTTTTGGCAACCTTGACTCTGACAATGATGTGATCACAATGGGCGCTTTTAGGAAGTCTATTCAAGAGCGTGGCCCAGAGTCGCAAGCAAATAGGAAAATCCAATTCTTGCGTTACCATGATTTTGAGCATCAAATTGGGCGTTTTGAATCTCTTGAAGAAACTCATGACCATTTAGTTGCTATAGCAACTATTGGTAGAGCAACTAAAGGGCAAGACGCGTTGCTTGATTATGAGGATGGTGTCATCACTGAGCACTCTATTGGATTTAATATCATCCAGGATAAGACATTCTTGCGTGAAGACGGTGTACGTGAATTGCGTGAGCTGTTCTTGTGGGAAGGTAGCGCGGTGACATTTGGCGCAAATAGTAATACCCCGGTGTTTGATGTAGGCAAAGGAAACCGCACTGAATACCTGGACAAGTTGAACAAGAAAATGAACGGCTTAATCAATGCCCTCAAGAATGGAAAAGGAACAGACGAACGTTTATTCCAAATTGAGATGGACTTGAGGGTCATTCAATCAAAATATAATTCACTCATAACTTTAGAGTCGGGCATTATTGCACCACTCGAACAAGATGAGCCGGATGTAGTAGAAGAAACAAATTTATCACTAAAACATTTTATGTAATGAAGTTTAAAAATTTTATTGAGTTCTTAGGAGCTAAAGAAATAAGCCAAGAAGCGTTTGACGCATTGGTTGCAGATAAGAAAGCAGAACTTTCAAGCGAGTACAACGCTGAGTTGAAAAGTTATATTGTTGACCTTGAAAAAGAGGTAAGCTCAAAGTCAAGTGCTGACGAAGTAGCTGAGATCAAAAGCCAAATAGAAAAAGCTGTTGAGCTTAGAAACGAAGCAATTGATACTCAAATGAAGTCAATCAACGAATCTTTGAAGGTGCATGGTATTGCATTGAAGAAAGTTCTTGATAATGGCATCGAGTCAAAAGGGAGCAAATCACCTTCTGAGCAAATAAAATCACAGCTTGAAGCGAACAAAGACAACATTGAAACGTTAATCAACGGATCAAAGAACGAATCCAAAGCGGCTGAATTCTCACTTGATTTGAAAGATATTTCAATTAGTGGTTCTATATCAGGCGGTAATGTACCAGTTGAGCAAAGAATAGCAGGAGTAAACAACTTGCCAACTCGTCAGATTAGATTGCTTGACGTAATTGCTAAAGGAACAGCAATGAGCAATGTTATCTCTTGGGTGTACGAAGCAACAGAAGTTGGAAGTGTTGGAGGTACGGCAGAAGGAGCGCCAAAGAATCAAATTGATCTCACATGGGTTGTTGATTCTGAGAACGTTAAAAAACGTACCGCATACTTCAAGGCAACAACTGAATCTCTTTCAGACATTGATTGGATGAATACTCAAATCAATGGTAATTTGATTAAGAGAATGAGCAAAGATCTTGAATCACAAGTGCATGACGGTGACAACACTGGTCAAAACTTGAATGGTTTGAAAGGTATTGCCTCGGCATTTGCAGCGGGTGTATTTGCGAACACGGTTGACAATGCAAATTCAATTGACGTATTGATTTGTGCAATGGATCAAATTGCTATTGCTGATCAACCATTTCCAACATTCATCACAATGTATCCAAGTGATGTGACTGCGTTGAAATTGATTAAGACATCAACAACAGACAAGCGTTATGTTGATAGATTGACAGTAATAGCGGGACAACTTTCTTTGGATGGTGTGCCGATTATTGCAACAACTCTTGAAACGGCAGGAGAGTACTTGATTGGTAACGGTGATCTTGCAACTCTTTATGACAAAGGTCAAATTAGAGTTGATGTAGGTCTTGACGGTAATGATTTCACCGAGAACAAAAGAACAATTCTTGGAGAGTGGCGTGGTGCTTTGGTTGTTGAGACCAATGATAGAAGCGCGTTTGTTACTGGTGTGCTTGCAACTGATGCGGCAGCAATTAACATTTAATACTTTAAGAGGGCCGGCCAAGTGTCGGCCCTTCTTTTAAATATTTGAATCATGGCAGAAAAGAGTAAAATACAAAACAAAAGCGAAAAGAAAGCAGCACCAAAGACCAAATCAATTGATTGGGCTAAGGTTGAGAGCCAGGTGATTGTTATCGCTTTAAAAGGTAATACTTTAGTTGAGGGCAAAGAATACCCCGTAACTAAAGAGATTGCTAAAATATTAGTAGGTAGCAAAAAAGCAACGTTAAAATAATGTCTGACATACTAGCAACAACAGATTTTGAAAGCGGTGAGTACACAATCCCACAGGATTGTTATTCTGACATTCAACCATACTTGGACAAGTACGAGAAAAAGTATTTGATCGAATTGCTTGGGTGTGACTTATACGCTCTGTTTATTGCTGACTTAGTTGGAGGAGTGCCACAAACGCAAATCTACCTTGATATATTCAACGAGATATGTGAGGACAATTGCGGTACTATACAGCGCAGTGAAGGGATGAAAACAATGCTCATTGAGCTTGTGTATTTTTATTTAGTGCGTGATTTAGCTGTTAAAAAATCAACGGTTGGTGTTGGCTTTAATGTCAACGAAGTAACCGAAGGCCCAACATACAGCGGTTTCAATATTGTTGAAGCTTTTAACGAGGGTGTGAAAAATTATAATGTGATTCAGTGGTACATGTCAGAAAATCATACTGACTATCCAGATCGCAATGGTATTTGTCTTGGACCAATAAGCGGGATATAATGGCCAGAGTTGAAACATTTTTTGATAATGTAGATGCAACCGTTAATCAAACCAGTGGGGTTTTTACTGTTGAATGTAGTCAAGATATGCGATTCTTGATTCAATTTGTAAAGTCCGGCACAAATGGTGATCCAAGGATATACATTGAAGAGAGTGTTGATGGGGTTATTTGGACAAGTATGTTGAACCCTACGAATTGTGAAAGTTACTTTGATATTGATCAAACGCCACAAGGAATAAAAGATAATTATTTCATGGGATTTCACATGAGATTAAGGTTAGAGCCAAATACTAATTCAAGCGGGACGATAAGCGCTAAAATGGGATACAAAACTAAGGTATAGTGGAGGAATACGATTTACGACAGCGCCAAATATCTGCCGAGCAACTAAGCAAGGTCTTACAAGCTGGTAATAACATTACGCTAACGGTCGTTGATAGCTGCACTTTACGCATTGACGCAACAGGCTCAGGAGGGCCAAGCACAGGTACAAAGTATCATTTGAAAAGTACTGATAATATTACGGTGCTTGATTGCTTTGAATACTTAATTTGTGGTAACTTCATCCTTGACAGTGGTGCACAAATGACAATAGACGCAGGTGGTAGGCTAGCAGTAATTGAGGGGCCTATTTTAAATGATGGGACAATAACAAACAACGGAGTAATTAAACTAGGAGCGTGAGTATATTAAGTCAAATAGCGATATCACAAGCTACAGCATTAAGCGGTGCAACTCTTGGGCGGTTTGATTTCTTTGTTGACAGCTTAGACGATAAATGGAAGGCTTACGATGACAGCAATACACTTGTAAGCAATATCATGTCTATTAACGCGTCAGGAGTGCCTTACACGCTCACTGTTCCTTCTGATTGGGATGGTAGCCCATCCGAGGTTCAAAGTGCCTTAGATGAGCTTGCAAGCCGTGTAACAGCAATAGAGGTTAAAACTGATCTAATCACAATCACTGGCGTGGTTGATCTTGATGATGTAAAATCAAAGGCAGATAGCGCGCTTCAAAGCGGTGATAATGTTAGTGAGTTAGTCAATGATGCTGGCTATATTACATCTTCAAGCTTACCTCCTGCATTTGCGGTTGATTTAGACAGTGCAGAAGCTACAGTAACAAGGGTATTCGCAGGGGGGCGCACAACGTTTACAGTGACTCACTCGTTAAATACCTTAGACATTAACCCTGGTGTTTTTAGATTATCTGATGGTAGGACAGTTGGTTGGAGAACTGAGAGGACAGGTTTAAACACTGTTGAGGTTTCAAGAAATGGCAATATTGCAGATGGTATCTTTAGGATTGTAATATAATAATGGAAATACAAGACATATTACAGGGGCTTAGCCAAGCAGAAATAAACGCAATAACATCACCAGATGAAAGGAGTTTAATCGTTAATACTACATTGCAGCAGGCAGTTGTTTATGTTAACGGAACATTCAAGCAATCAAGTTTTGAAAATACCGATGATATTCCAGAGGGAACAAATAAATTTGCAACAAGTGCGGATTTGTCACAAATTTCAACAAACGCAAGTGATATAACATCTTTGCAAACAGGTAAAGAGGACACCTTCACAAAGAACACAGCTTTTAATAAAGACTTTGGAACAAGTGCTGGCGAGGTATTAGAAGGTAACACAACCACGATAACCCCAACACAAGCGAGTGATATTGCCTCTAATAACGCAAAAATATCATTTCCAGAAGCACCAAACGATGGTAAGCAATACGCCAGAAAGGATTTGGGTTGGGAAGAAGTGGCCGCAAGTGCTACAGCTTCAGCACTACCTGTAATTGTCTTAAAGAGCAACGATGATGCCAACACATTTACAAGAACATCTCCTTTAATTATTCCTTGGAATGTTGAGAAGTATAAGGATACAGGGTTTAGTCACTCTAATTCAACTAACAACACGAGGGCAACTGTTGACGATGAAAGTACCTATCAAATTGGTGGAAGAATTAGAGTTCGAAACACAATAGATCAAAGGGCACAGCCAACTATTAAAGTATTTATTAATGGGACAGAGCAGGATTGGAATCTAGCAAGCGGTTATATCAGAAATGCGGGTAACTCTTCAGACGATTGGACGCTTGAATTTACATATGAACCTGAAAAGCTAAACGCAAATGACTACATAGAGTTAGAGTTAAGTCATGAAGATGCTAATCCCACAACGGTAGACAGTACATTCGTTGGCAC